CGACTACGGCCTGCTGATGGGCAAGCCCGTGATTCCTGTTGAGCAGGCATCGGCGCTCGGGGCGCAGGGTGACATCGTTCTGGGCGATATGAACCAGTACATTTTGGCGAAGCGCAATGAGGTTCGGGCCGACAGTTCGATTCATGTTGCCTTCCTGACGGGCGAACTGGCCCTGCGCTTCATGCTTCGCCTTGATGGTCAGTCGTGGTGGAATGCACCGCTGACGCCGAAGGCCAAGAACGCGCCGACGCGGTCGCCGTTCGTCACCTTGGCTGCCCGCTCGTAGGCTGCCGATATGAGGGCCGCGCATAGCGCGTGGCCCTCGCAATCTCGAAACTGATCCGGCGTGAAGCCGGGAAAGGAGTCACATGTCCGTCAAAGGCTTTTATACGGCACAGGAAGGCCACGTGGTCAGCATCCTGTCGCCTCAGAACATCTCGGGAGGCGCAACGGCGCAGGCATTCAATATGGCCGGCTATCGCCACGCTTCGATCATTCTTCAGCTTGGGGCGCAGGCCGCGGCCAACACGAAGATCCTCGTCAACGCCTGCAGCGATGCGGCTGGCGATGGCGCAACGGCGATTCCGTTTGATCTCTTCTTGCAGGAGACGGCCGGCAATGTCAACGACGTATTGTCGACGCGGACGCCGGTTGACGATGAGGGCTATACGCCGTCGGCAAACAAGAACATCTTCTACGTCATCGAGCTTGACGCGGATGCGCTGCCTGCCGGGTCGTCCTTCGTGCAACTCGAAGTCACCAACGGCGCCAATGCCAACTTCGCCTCGGCCGTGGCCGTGCTCTCCGGTGGCCGGTTTGTGGGTGATCAGTCGCAGACGGCCACGTCCTAAGCGTGCTGTTGCTGGTTGAGAGGTCGGGCATGCCCGGCCTCTTTCTTTTTGAGGGGCGCGCATGAGCGAGGCGGTTGTTGTTGTCAAACCACCGGCGGCATTGCCGGTTTCGGTTTCGGATTTTATCGGGTTCTGCGGGTTCTCAGTCTATACCGACACGACCCTGGCAGCGCAGCAGCAGGCGCAAATGTCGGGCCTGATTGCAGCAGCAACGAATGACTGTGAACGATGGTGCAGAAGTGCTTTTTTGACGCGAACGTTGTTCGCACGCTTGGATTGCTTTCCTGGCCACAGCCCTCTCTATGAGCGCAATGGCTTTGCCGCGATTCTTCTGTCGGAGCCGCCGTTTCAAGCGATCGAGTACTTTCGTTATGTCGACACGACAGGATGTGTGCAGGATCTGCCGCTTGACGTGAGCTACGGCACAGCCTACCAACCACAGATGTACGGCTACCAGCTCGAGCGTGGGGCGGGTAGCGTGCCGGCCAGCCTTGTGCCGCCCTGGGCGCGCCCGTGGCCGCCAGTGCGTCTCGTACCTGGCTGTGTCATGGTGCAATATCGCGCTGGTTATGGAGGCCCGGCGACAGTGTCGATCGGCAGTGGATCTACAAAGCTCAGCGCACCTGGCTTTACCTTCTTTCAGGCCGATGCGCCGCTGCTGACTGGCGACACAGGGCTTCCCGTGCGCATTCCTGGGGCCGGTGAGGCCGGTGCTGACCTGGTTACGACGGTTGCCTCGGTTGACACCGATGGAAACGCTACGCTGGCCGATACAGCCGCGACGGCGGTCGACAGCGTGCAGGCGTGGATCGGCAAAGAAATTCCCGGGCCAATCCTGCTCGCGATCAAATTTCAGGCGCAGTTTTATTACGAACAGCCGGCGATCGTCGATCAGCCGCTTCCGCGTGTGGTGACGGCGCTCCTTAGCTCTTATCGCAACTTAGTGAGCTGATGCCGCCAGGGAGAAATATGTTCAATCCGCTCTATATAAACCCTGGCGAACTCCGAAACCAGATCGCCATCCAGACCAAAAGTCAGAATGACCGCGACGGCTACGGCCAGCTCGTTGAAACGTGGGTCACTATTCTGACAACACGCGCCAAGATCGAAAGCACCACTGGAGCGAGCTACAAAGACACGTTTGCGCAGAATGCGCGCGTCAATCAGTCGACCAAGTTGATCACGATTCGTTATCCGGGCAGTAATGTCGTCATTCAGGCTGGACAGCGAATCGTGCACGGCAATGACATCTATACCGTCCAGGATGTGGATAACGTTCTGGAGCGCAATCGCAAGCTGCGTATCGCGGCGATGCAGATACAGGACACGAGTGTCTAATGCCCCAATCAGATGACATTGAAGTTACCGTATCCGGGCTTGATGAGCTTGGCGAGCAGCTCGAGCAACTGGATCTGGCTTTGCAAAAGCGCATACTGTTCGCGTCGTTGAAAAGCGCGGGGGAAGTATTTCTCGCACCGATGAAGGAGCGTTGCCCGGTTTCAGTAGACGCCGTGGCTGAGTCGACGAATACGACTCGCCTTGTGCAAGGTGCTCTGCGCCGAGATTTGAAGGTCAGAGCGAAGGCAGATAGAGCCGCTCCAACGGTCTATGTGGGGCCCGGGAAAGATACCTTTCATGTTGCTCGCTGGATTGAGAATGGATTCGACCTGACGACGCATGGCCGTAAGCGTCAACGGCGCGTAATCCGGCATATCAAGGCCACTCCATTTATCCGGCCTGCGTTCGATGCGAATACAGAAAAAGCTGTTGAGGCCTTTGCTAATGCGCTTAATGATGGCCTGCAGGCGGAACTCGGCGGGAAGTTTACGCCAGTGGAAGGTGCGGCATGATTCAGGGCCTCATGGCAAAACTGGAAGCAGATGATGCCGTGCGGGACGCGCTGCCGGGCGGCATCTATCCAGTGCTGCTCCCTCAGGATGCCGTGTATCCGTGTGTCACGTATCAGGTCATTTCTGATGTTCCTGATTACGAGCTCGGCCGTAAGGCGCGTGATGAAACTTGCAGATTGCAGATGGATGTGCGAAGCAATACTACGTATGCGGCCGCTGATACTGGGGTGCGAGCGATTCGTAATTGCCTTGAGTCCTTTACTGGCGACCTGCTGGACGGTACGTCTATTTCGGATATTCGAGTTGAAGATGTGACGGACTACTACGACGCGGCCAATCTTGCGTTTCGCAAACAAGTCGATTTCATCATCGATTTCACCTTTTAACAACCTCTTCAAACAACCTCCAGTGGGCATGCGCCGCACAGGAAGGGAGAACCTATGTCTGATTTGACGCCGATTCTAGGCAAAAAGTCGACCCTGTCAGTTGGTGCTGGGACGACAGTGATTAACGGGATCAAACATATTGCCCATAGCGGTAATAAGGTCGACACGGAAGATGTTTCCGAACTCAACGATGAAACGATTGATCGCGAGTTTATGGGGACGCTGCGTGACAACGGATCGATCAGCATTGATGGCAACTATTATCCGTCCGATGCGGGCCAGCAGCAGGTTGCAGCGGCGTATGGCGCGGCATCTTCGGTAAGGGTTCCTTTTGTCGTGACATACCCGGATGGATCGGCGGATAAGTTCGTCGGAATCGTGACGAGCTGGAGCACTGATTTGCAGAACGACAAATATATCCAGTTCAAGGCCGAAATCAAGATTTCCGGCGCAATCACTTCTACCTCTTCTGCTTCGACGACCTCTACTACGACAACCACTACGGCCGCTGCGTAATCGCGGTGTGAATCGAACGGGGCGAGGCTAACCTTGCCCCATTAAGGGAAAACGCACATGAAAACCAGTAAAAATACAGTGGCTGGAATCCCCGGGGCTGACCCCACGCTGCCGAATGCGCCTCTGGCTTTGGATGGCAAAACATATCACCTCTGCTATGACTTCAACGCGATCATCGCGTATGAAGAAAAGAGCGGCGAAAACATTTTGGTGGCCTTTGAACCGGACAACATGACTCCCACTAAGATGCGTCAGTTGCTCTGGGCCGGACTGCTTAGGGAGAATCCGGAGATCACCCTTGAGCAGACGGGAGCTTTGGCTGGCTACGTCGACATGGCTCGCATTTCGAATGCGATAGTTTCGGCGCTCCTTGGAAGCAGGCCAGATCCTGAAGAACCAAAAAACGCCGAGGGCGCGACGGAAAGCGATTAACGTCGCGCGAACTTTGGATGCATCTGTGGTCAGTCGCGCGGTATGATCTGCAACTCTCCGACGATGCATTTTATGCGATGACGCCGCGGCAGTTCCATGCCTTGCTTGCTCGTAACAAGGAAGAGCGTCTGCATAGAGAGCTGCTGGTTGGTATTGCAACCTCTTCGATTGTCAATCATTCATTCTGTTCCCCGAAAAAGCCTCATGCACCGAAGGTGTACATGCCTTCCTTGGTAGAGGATGACGGATCTCGGTCTGCATCTAAGCCGAAGCGAGTCAGCTTGAATAGGCAGTTCAACGTACTATTTGGGGCTCTCGCTCCTTACAGGAAACCATGCCAAAACTAGCCATTGAAATCACGGCCAACAGTTCCTCGTACACGCAGGCGACGGAACAAGTGCGACGCGAGTCAAAGCGCATGGTGGCTCAGATCCGCGAGGATGCGACGGAGGCTCGTCACGGTCTCCACCTCGTCACGGAAGAGATCGGCATTGAGATGCCCCGGGCACTGCAGGGATGGATCGCTAAAGTGCCGGCAGTGCGTGAGGCGATGAGCGCAGCCTTTAACACTATTGCGGTGTTGGCCCTGATCAATGTCTTGGTCGAGGCCGGCCGCAAGGTTGCGGAGTTTGTCGAAAAGCAGCGAGAAGCTGCAGAGAAGAATCAGGAGGCCTGGGCAAAGATCACGCAGAGCGTCAACCAGGGCAATGATGCTTTGCAGGTGGCAAACGACAGGTTGGTACTGTCGATTGCCAAGTTTGAAAAGAAACCGACCAACGGCCTGAAGCTCGCGATCGATGAGGCAATTCAGAGTGCCAATCAACTTGGCGTGAAGCTCAACGAGGACATCGCTAAAATCGGCCAGGTGCTCAAAGGGCAACAGGTCGGCGTTATGGGGCGCCTCCTGGGCAGTGCGCGAACGGATGACCTGACCGGGCACGCTCATAACCTCAGTACACGGCTCGAGGGGATCGATGAAGAGGGTCGTGAGAAGCTCGAGGGCTTACGGACGAGGAAAGCCTCACAGGTCGAACTGGACAAGGCTCAGAGAGAGATTGACGAGCAGCGCCAGCAGGCTATCAACGAAGAGCGTAAGTGGGCACAGGGACAGCTAGCGTCAGCGCACCAATCGCAGGAGCAAAGACAGAAGAGTATGTCGACGGTGAGCGGCCTGGCGCAGCCGTCGGCTCTAGCCTTTGCTGCTGCGGCTGAGGCGCATCCTGATCAGACCAAGCGCATTGAACAGCTATCGCACTACTCTGC